TTCTTACTCGTGCATCTGACTTTGATACTGCTGCTGAAATTGGTGGTGGTGACTTTACATTCGTTGAAAATGGTACTGTTTATGGAAACACTGGTTGGGTTCAAACAGTTGAAGTATTAACTGTTGGTACAGATAATATTATCTGGCAACAGTTCTCTGGTACTGGAACATTTACGGCTGGTAATGGTTTAACAATCACTGGTACAGAGTTTAATGTTGTAGGTACTGCTGATAGAATTGTTGCAAATATAGATTCTATTGATATTGCATCAACATATGTTGGTCAATCAACTATTACAACATTAGGCACAATCGGTACTGGTACTTGGCAGGGCACTGTTATTGGACCAACATATGGTGGTACTGGTGTAAACAATGGTTCTAAAACTATTACTCTTGGTGGTAGTTTTACTCATACTGGTGCTCATACTCTTGGCTTAACTACTACTGCAAATACTTCTGTTACACTACCAACAACTGGTACACTAGCAACTCTTGCTGGCACAGAAACATTTACAAATAAAACATTAACATCTCCAACCATAACTGGTGGCTCGATTGACAATACACCAATTGGTGCGTCAACTAGATCTACTGGTGCATTTACTACTTTAACTTCAAATGGTGCTACAACATTTACATCTTCTACTGCGTCATCAAGTTCTTCAACTGGTGCTGTAGTTGTTACAGGTGGTGTTGGTATCGGTGGAAATCTTTATGGTGCAGGTGCAGGAACTTCTACACTTGATGGATTTAATATTGATGGTGGCACTTACTAAGTAACGCTAAATACATGGTGGGGTGAAATTCCCCATCCCAGTATATACTGGTAGTTTCGATTCTACATAGAATAGGTTATCATGGCTAATTTAATTAAACTTAAACGCTCTGCCACATCGGGCAATAATCCAACAACTGCAAATTTGGAGTTGGGTGAACTTGCAATTAACACATACGATGGTAATCTATTCTTTAAAAAGTCTGTTTCTGGCACAGAATCAATTTTATCTGTCGCCACATTAACAGGCACACAAACCCTCACAAACAAAACTCTTACTAGTCCCACTATTAATAGTGCGACTGCAAATAATCTCACGCTAACAGGCACTCTAACAGCTGGTGGCGGAGCAGGAACCAATGGACAAGTTCTTGCTTCTACTGGATCAGGTGTTCAGTGGATTACAAATACTGCATCAACTTTAGATAGTTTAACTGATGTTGTAATTAGTTCGCCATCTTCAGACCAAGTTCTTAAATTTAATGGTTCAGTATGGGTAAATGCTGCAGCTGACGAAGCAGTTGCTTCTGCAGTTTTTGCGGCAAATGCTGAATCTGATTTAGGATTAGTTACTGACTTAATTATTGGTCTAGAAGAAGATCTTGGATTAGTAACAGACACACCAGCTACCTTTATCTACAATCTTGGATCACTGGTTGTTGATGGTATTGTTTCATTAAGTAATCTTGATCAGTCTGTTAAAGCAGACTACATTTCTTATGCAATTATTTTCGGATTCTAAAGGATCATAAATGGCTCGCCAACTAATTGAAAAATATGTCTTTACACCTGGAGCAGCAAATGCTGGTACAGTAAAATTTCCAGGTAAAGTTGATGAAACTCAACTATTAATTATTACTAATAAAACTACACAAGAGAACATTTATGCTCTTGGCGATCCTACTCGTTCTGGTTCTCTTGTTTATGATTCTACTGATACAACAACATTTTATTCAGAACAAGATGGTGTTACAACTGTAACACTGGCTAAAGATACATCCTCAATGCTATCTACTCATAAGATAGCAGTTTATACAGATGCACCAAAACAACAAGGTAACATTATTCGCCCATATGCGTTTGGTGTTGACGCTATTGAAAGAATTCGTATTTCAAATCCTCAGTCACTAATTGATGCTGACTTTGAATATGGTTTACAAACAACAAAGTGGCAAAACTATGCAGAAATTCGTGGAGTTCCTGGAATTTATGAAAAACCTGGACTTGATATTTTCTTGTCTGGAGTAACAACCAATGGTGCTTCACCATCAACAATTACCGTAACAACTTCTGTTGCACATGGACTGTCTGTTAATGACGCTGTTATTATTTACGGTCTTGGTAATACCAGCACATCTGGTCGTGCCGAAGGTGCGTTTGTTGTTGCCAGTGTTCCAACATCAACTACTTTTACATATTTTGCTAAAGGTATTGTTGGTACAAATGCATTGTCTTTATTCACTGGTATTACATATGCTCGTCGTGGTGGTTTTTATACTGGTTCTTCACTACCAATTTCTTCAGTGTCATCTAATGAAGCAAATCCATCTGTCATAACAGTAACTTGTTCTGCCAATCATGGTCTAGTTCCAGGTGCTCCACTAGTTGGTATTGTATCTTCTGCTGGAACAAATCACTCGCTATTAACTGGAAACTTTCTTGCAGAAACAGTTCCAAGTGCTACAACATTTACATTTACCGCTCGTGTTGGTGGCGCAGTTGCTTCTGCGGGTATTACTATGTCAATGTTTACTCGTTCAGACGCTTATGTATTACATCGCCCATTTGATGGTGGTGTAACATTGTCTAACTTTGTACCATCTCATGGTGCATCGATTTCTCGTCAGACTAAAAAGTACATGCGTTATCAATCAGGTAAAGGTGTTCTTTGGTCTTCAGGTGTTTCTTTAAATCCTGTTATTAATCTTGATCAAATTTCTGCATCTGGAACATCCGCTGGTGCTTTAATTACTGTAACTACAGAATTAGACCACTCACTACAAGTTGGTGCAACTGTACTTATTTCAGGTGTTGTTACTTCTGGATATAATGGAACATATGGTGTTAATACAATCACTGGAGAAAACACCTTTACAGTTATCGCATCTGGTGCACTAGGTTCTGCCAGTGCAGTTATTACAAATATTCCTCGTGTGACAGTCAAGAATTGGCATGGAGCATCTGTTCGTGTTGGTCCATTTGATGATCAAAATGGATTGTTCTGGGAATATGATGGACAAGAATTGGCAGTTGTTAAAAGATCTGGCACATTCCAACTTTCTGGTTTTATTGCAGTAACTGCATCTTCTCAAACAGTTTCTGGAACAAACACTCGTTTTACACAACAATTAAAGGTTGGTGATAATGTTATTATTCGTGGTATGACTTATAAAGTTGGTAGTATTGCCAGTGATACTGCATTAACTATTAATCCAGAATATCGTGGTGTCAATAATTCATCTGGTATTAAGATGGCAGCTGTTATTGATAATCGTGTACCACAATCTCAATTTAATATTGACAAAGTAGATGGCACTGGTATTTCAGGTTACAATATGAATCTCAACAAAATGCAAATGTTGGGCATTTCATTCTCATGGTATGGTGCAGGATTTGTTGACTTTATGTGTCGTGGACCAGATGGTAATATGATTCTTGTTCATCGTATGAAACAGAATAATATTAATGACGAAGCATACATGCGTACAGGTAACACTGCAGTTCGTTATCAAACAATTAATGAATCTGTAATTGGTCGTCTAGATGAGGATTTAGATAATAGCGAAACAAGCATTGATATACTCGATGCTTCCAGATTTCCAGCTGCAGGTGGTACAGTATTAATTGGCAATGAAGTTATTCCTTATACTGGTAAAACTGGAAATACACTAACTGGTTGTACTCGTGGTGGTAGTTTTACAATGTTTATTGGTGGAGCCAATAGAACATTTACTGGTGGTGCTGCAACCACACACAGTAAAAATAATGGATTTACTTCTGTAACTTTAATTAGTTGTACTGCAGCACCACAGTTAAATCACTGGGGATCATCATACATCTTAGATGGTGGATTTGATACAGATCGTGGTTACTACTTTAACTATGCAGAATTAAAAGTTGCTGTTAGTGGTAATGCTTCAAAAACAGCATTCTTTATTAGACTTGCACCATCAGTTTCAAATTCTATCGCAGGACAATTTGGTGATCGAGACTTAATTAATCGTTCGCAGTTACTACTACAAAAGCTACAACTACAATCAAATCAAGCTGTGCAAGTTTATGGTATCTTAAATCCAGGAAATATTGATGCGTCATCACTAACTTGGTCATCAGTTAATACTGTGGCATTGGGATCACAACCATCATTTGCTCAGATTTCTACAAGTAATACTACAACTGCAACTCCTGGAGAGCAGATTTTCTCCACACTTGGTCCACCAGCTGGCTTTGCTGAGATTGACTTGTCAACTCTTAAAGAACTATCTAACTCTGCTATTGGTGGCTTTAGTAACTTCCCAGATGGTCCCGATGTCTTGGCAGTTGTTATTAACAATCTTTCTGCATCTGCTGCTGAAGTTAACTTAAACTTATTCTGGTCAGAAGCACAAGCATAAATATACAAAATTAGAGGAAATTTTAAATGGCAACCCAAGTACAGTTTAGACGAGGAACAACTACCCAAAACAATGCGTTTACTGGTGCTATTGGTGAAATCACTTATGACACCGAAGTTAAAACGCTAAGACTACATGACGGATCTACCGCAGGTGGTGGTTCAGTTGTAACTATTAATGCTGGAACTCAGACATTAACAAATAAAACACTGTCTAGCAATTCTGTGTGGCAAGGTACTGCTGTTGGATTAGCATATGGTGGTACTAATGCTAATCTTACTGCTGTGGCTGGTGGTGTTATTTATTCAGGAGCATCTGCTCTTGCCATTAGTGCAGCTGGTACTTCTGGTCAAGTATTAACTTCTGCTGGAGCATCGGCGCCAACTTGGACTGCTCAATCTTCGCTAGTTGTTGGTACTGCTACTGTTGCTACGACAGCAACTAATATTGCTGGTGGTTCTGCTGGTAATCTTATTATTCAATTAGATACAAATCAAACAACCTTCGTTGCTGCTGGTGCAGCTGGTACATTCTTAAAATCAACTGGTGCTTCTACTGCACCTGAGTTTGCTGCAGGTCAAATTACAATTGGTAGTACAGCTATTTCTTTTGGTGATACCTCAACTTCTGTGGCTGGTTTAACATCAATTGATGCTACGAGTGGTGCAACATCTTTCTTCGCTACATCGACTGCTCCTGTAGCATTTGCTGGTGCAACCACTTTAACACTTGGTTACGGTAGCACTGCTTCTTCTACTACAAATATTTCTACTGGTGCTGTAGGTTCTGGTAATACTAAAACTATTAACATTGGTACTGGTGGTGCTGCTGGTTCAACTACAAATATTAATCTTGGTGATGGTGATGGTGGTACAGTTACAGTTAATAAAGATTTAGTTGTTTCTGGAGATTTAACAGTTAATGGTACAACAACTACAATAAATTCTACAACATTAGATGTTGACGATATTAACATTACTGTTGCTAAAGGTGCAGCAAATGCAGCTGCAGCGAATGGTGCTGGTCTTACAGTTGATGGTGCATCCGCTACTATTCTTTATACTTCAGCTACAGACTCTTGGAATTTTAATAAACCATTAATTGCTTCTAACACTAATTACTGGCTGATTCCAGTAGGAAATACTGCAGCAAGACCAGGAACTCCTGCTACTGGTATGATTCGCTACAATTCAGAAATTTCTTCTTTTGAAGGATATGCTGCATCTGCATGGGCATCTCTTGGTGGTGTCAAATCAGTTGATGGATTTACTTTTATTCAAGCAGAAACATCTGCTGGCAATTCTAATGGTGATTTAGATTTTTATGCAGAAGACTCTGCTGGGACTGCTGCAACTCAAGTTGGTCAGTGGAACAGAACCAATCTTAAAGATTACACTGGTACTCTAGTTGGTACACAAACAACACAGAATGTATTTAACGCAACTGCTACAACTGTAAATGCATTTGGTGCAGCTACTGCTCTAACTATTGGTGCTACTACTGGTACTGCCACAATTCGTAATGCTACTGTTGCAATTACAAACGCTGCTACAGTTGGTTCTACTTTAAGTGTTACTGGTGCTTCTACTCTTTTATCTACTTTAGATCTTGGACACGCAAGTGATACAACTATTGCTCGCAGTGCAGCAGGTGTTGTTACAATTGAGGGTAATACTATTTTAACATCAGGAAGCACAGCTTCCTCTGTTCAATTTGGTTCTTTTGGTGTTGGAACTGCAGCATCTGGAACCACTGGTGAAATTCGTGCCACTAATGCGATTACCTCTTTCTATTCAGATGAACGACTAAAAACAGATATTACAGAAATCTCTGGTGCTTTAGATAAAGTTATGCAACTTCGTGGTGTAACTTTCCGTGCTAATGAGTTGGCTGAATCTTTTGGTTATTCTAATAATAAAGAACAAGTTGGTGTGATTGCTCAAGATGTTGAGAAAGTTTTACCACAGATCGTTGTTCCAGCACCATTTGATATTATGCAATTGCAAGAGGGTGTAGAAATATCTCGCTCTGGCGAAAACTATAAAACAGTTCACTATGACAAACTTGTTCCATTACTAATTCAAGCAATCAAAGAACAACAGATTATGATTGAAGAATTGCAAAAGAAGGTAGGCTAATATGGCTGTTTCTACAAGAGATGGATTAAAACAGTATGCTCTTCGTGCACTTGGTGCGCCTGTGGTTGAAATTAATGTGGACGATGATCAATTAGAGGATCGTATTGATGAAGCATTAGAGCACTGGAGAAAATATCACTATGATGGTGTAGAGCAGATTTACATGAAGGCTGCAATTCGTGCTTCTGAGATTGTTTTAACTACATCTGTTGCTGGTAACTATCAATTATCTGAAACAATTACAGGTGCTACTTCTGGAGCAACTGCAACAGTAGTTAAAGAAACCAATCGTTCTTCTTCTGGAACTTTGCTACTAGTTAAGAATATTGTTGGAACATTTACTGCAGGCGAAGCGATCGCTGGTGCTTCTTCTGGTCAATCAGCCACTACAGTTTCTATCACAAAACGAGAATACGATAACAAGTATATTGAAGTTAGTGATTTAGTATATGGTGTCACTAAAATTCTAGCCATAGGTCAAGCATCGTCATCTAAGAATATTTTTGATTTACAATATCAATTGCGTTTGAACGACCTATATGACTTGACATCTACTTCTATTATTTACTACAAAACTGTAATGAGTCATTTGGCTCTGTTAGATTTAGAATTAAATGGTCATACTTCTTTCCGTTTTAATCGTAGAACAAACAGAGTTTATCTAGACATTAACTGGGAAACAGATATTCCACTTGGTGACTATGTTATTGTTCAAGGATATCGTGCATTAGATCCAGCAGAGTTTACTAAAGTTTGGAATGAAGCATGGCTAAAGCATTATGTTACTGCATTGTTTAAGAAACAATGGGCAACCAACATTAAAAAGTTTTCTGGCATCCAACTTCCAGGTGGTGTTACATTAGATGGTGATAAACTATATGATGAAGCAGTCAATGAAGTTAAAGAACTAGAAGAAACTTTACAAAATAAATCTGCACCACTAGACTTTTTCATAGGTTAATATGTCAACAACTAATGTTTATTTTTCTCATGGTACGAGAAACGAACAGTATTTGGTAGAAGACCTTATTATCGAATCTTTAAAGATTTACGGTAATGAATTCTTTTACATTCCAAGAACATTAGTTTCTAAAGACGAAATTCTGGGTGAGGATCGTCTGTCTCAATTCACATCATCATTTCCAATCGAAATGTATTTTGAAAATGTGGACTCTCTTGCAGGACAAGGAGCATTTATTCAAAAGTTTGGTTTAATGATGGAACAATCAGCTACACTGGTAGTTGCTCGTCGTAGATGGGATCAGTTAGTTGGTCGCTATGGTCAAACTACTTTACCTACTCGCCCAAACGAGGGAGATTTAATTTATTTTCCACTAACAAAAGGATTGTTTGAGATTAAGTTTGTAACTCATCAAGATCCTTTTTATCAACTTGGTAAACTATATGTTTATAAACTACAAGTTGAATTGTTCCAGTATGCTTCTGAAAGGATTGATACTGGTATTGCAGCAGTTGATGCGTTTGAATCTCTTAAATCATTTACTACAAATACAACTCGCTCGCCATATGGAACTGTTATTAAAATTAATGTGACAAATC